ACTAACCTTAGCATCAATAATGTCAAGTTTTTGGAGAATCTTCTCGAAGTAAGCTCTAAGCTCAAAACTTTTCATACCTTCTGCCCCACGAATATGCCCGTGACAGTGCCGGTTAAGCCCGTGATAGTAGCGAAGATCTCGCTGTTCCAGCTGCCCAGAAAAGCCATGTGAGCAATCTCGAGAGCTGATAGACAAACAGTCATTCCGATGGCGAATTTCACGCCTAAAACAAGCTTCTCATTAGGCTCAACCACTTCAACCTGATCCCGGCCACGTGGCCCTCTCTTATGCACTCTACGAGTAAGTGCTTTTTTAACCCAATCCCTCATGATTAACAACTCTCTTCTGAAAAGTACGTTTATTCAAAGCTCTGCGTCCACCCAACAAGAAACTGTTAACCAGCTGACGAGCCACTTGAGCGTCAATACAAGCCTTAGCAACAACAATCACTTTCAAAGTCCACGTTAAAGGCACAGCAGTATAATCAATGTCAAAAATACCGCTGGAATATTTGAAACTGTTCTGGGCAATAACAATATGCTTGCTTTTCTCGCCGAAGACGCCGATAAAAATGCCCCAACTATGGACAGGCACGTCAATAGCAATGCCCACACCACTACTCTTACCCACACTAGCGTCAGTCCATTCCACGCAGATTAGATCTCCAGGCTTAATATCGTTCATTTCTTTATCCAGTTTCTTTCTCAATCAAATCACCTAGCAATTTTGTGCCTACTGACATGGTCAGTTTTGCTCCTTAGAGCATACAGATAATCAGCTAGGAGGGGAATCTCACGACCTAGCTCCATCGTAATCTCAAGCGTTTGAGTTTTGGCATTGACGTAATATTCGACGCTAAGAATCCGAAAATCAGCATTGACATTTTCATTGGGTAGGACCACAGGGATCTTATCTGCTGGAAATAGAGGCGTGGTTCCATAATCGATGACCGTGCTGCGAACCGTCATGTACTCCGCTGGATCCTTCAACTGAGCGCGAATAGCCTTAGCCCGCAACATGCATTCATTGTCACTGTAGAGTTCCTCATCTGTGTCAGCAAGTTCACGTGGATATCCAATGCTGCCACTATCCTCTTGCATACTGCTAAATCTTATTGCCATATAACATAGTCCATCGACTCTAAGGGCGTTTGTTCCCGAAGACGCTCCCGTAGTTACCTTATGAAATTGAATAGCTTGGATGTTCGCGAAGGAAGGGGTTCCAACAACATGAAGTTTACCGTTTGCATTTTTGTCTACGTCATAAATATTTCCTTTGGATAAATCAAACTCTTCCAATTTCCAAGTTACATATCCCAAAGCCAAATCTGCCCAGTTTATTTGATAATAATTTGAAGCGTCCGGAGCCAAGATTCTGATGTAACTCTGGGAATCATCATCAGCATACGGTGTTTTATAAAGCCACATTACAAGTTTAGAAGGATTCTTTATGGAAACGTGTGTCAGTTTAAAATCAACAACATTTCCCTCACTTGCTATGTCACAGTAAGCTTCTATGGAATGAGTGCCTACCTTATAATAGGCGACAATCGCTATATGTGCGGGAGCAGTCACAGTCCAACCATCTAAACTTGCCTCTGTCCAAGCGTCTCCACCCGGAGGTTCAGTCTTTTCTGCTGCTCCGTAAATCGTGATTTTGTTTCTCACGCCAAAAATGTCCTTGCGATATTCACTAACCTCGATTTTATCAGTAAGACTTACAGATGACGTTTTACTTAGACGTGCGAAAAACTCGAACTTAGCGTCTGGGGCCACACGAAAATCGTAACCAATTACTCCAGCCTTGTCACTTGCTGCAGCAATAGCCCTTAGAATGTCCCAGACGGGTGTATTGTCATATTCTAACAGAGTAAATGTTGTGTCTGTATCCTCTACAAGTTCTACTCCGCCTCGATTATGGCTTAAACCAACATAGTAATCCATTAAGTCCTTAACTATGGCTTCGCCTTTTTGACTAGAATACGTCTTCGTTACTAGCCGGCGGAATAGTTTTTCTCCCCAACATCGACCGCTCACGCGCACATAACTCTCAATAGGACCTGATTCATACTTGACGCTCTCAATCCTCGTAGTAATAATCTGCGGACAATTCACGCCTCTACCAATGCAAATAGAGCCATCTTGACCGACAAGGATAGGATAGGTTCCACCGGGACTATACTTCTTAGCCCAGTTCTGGAGAAGCAACTCCCAGCTGCTGACTTCCTTCGTGGATCCTAAATGCACTCTGGCTTCAATGACGTCACCTTGAGGAGGTGCAACCGCGCCCAGAACCACGGCAAGTTTTGGAATGTCAACACTCACGGTGTACTTTCAACTCCTCGACGGAAGAGATCAGCCTCTCCAGCACGCTGAATATTTCGACTTTGAGTTGGCATTTCAGAAGCAGCCGCATTGAATCCTTGAACAGATGCAGTTGCAGCATTCATTTGACTTGCAAAATACCACATAGCCGCGGCTGCTGCAACAATTACCGCTATACCGACACCAGTCAAAGCCAAGAAAGTCGCCGTACTGATGTTTAAGGCGTTTGACGCAGCCACAGCTACCCACTTTGCAGCGCTGTAGATGCCATGTGCTATGGATGAAAGACTTAAGGCTCCAGTCGTGGCCGCTGTGGTTGTTCCTTCAACAGCGACGGCAGCCGTGTGTCCAGTCGTCATAAGTGTGAGGAAGCTATACATTCGAGCTGCGGTGGAAACAACCATTATGATGGCCATCACGGTGCGCATGTACTTGCTTGTCTCTTTGTCCACGATTCCGAAGTCTGAGGCGAGCATTGTAAGTTCTGTGCCCATCATGGCCATAGTTCTGATGCCGCCGGCGACCGTGCGCAAACTCACAGTACTGGCTTCAGCGTGCATTTGCATCTCGGTGAAACTGGAGCCTGCAGCCTTAACATTCTCGCCCATCTCAATCGCTGAAGTTCCCACCTCGCCGAAAGTAACCTGAGCGCCTTCAAAACTTGAAACATCGATTGGCGGAATGCTTGGAACTTCAACCGGCGCAAAGGCAATCGTTATCGGTTGACCTTCAACTTCACCCTTTACTCGAGCGACATCTTCGGCGACTCGGCTGATTTCGGGACTTGCAAAGTTTTCCGCATGAATGGCCATTCTTTGACTTGAAACTTCAGCGGCCATTACTCCAGCGTCAGAAGCAACCTTAGAAAATTCTGCGCTTGCCAAGTTCTGAGCAATAATGGTTATGCCCAATCCACTGAAACTCAATGGAAACCAGCCTCCGCTTTAGCTTGCTCGAGAGCTCCGACAATGTTCATTTCAAGGCTTGGAAGATATTCCTGAATTGCAGGCCAAAGGTAAGGCTGAGCTCGCATGTGGCGAGTACCCAATTCAACAAATAGTGCGTACGTAGCCTCGGCGCCTATCTGAGCAACCCAATCCTTAATGGTGGCGTAGATACTACTACGAAGATGACCGGTCCTAACAGGAGCATTTCGCATTGCAGCAGCCTTCACGTCAGCAGCCCAACTTATGAGAAAGCGGCGTACCTGGTTCTGCATTGCAGCATCGAACCTTTGCATGGCTGCCTGAAACTCTTTGATTCCGTCGACATTACAAGTTATTTCAACGGACATGCCTTTTCGCCTCACGCTTAGCCTTTTCAACTTCCTCTTCTGTCATTTTGTCCATCTGATTTATGATTACAAGGAATTGCTGGACTGTTTTTGCTGGTTGTCTTGCGAGCTGGTTTGGGGTCCATCCGAACTCTTTACAAAGTCGGAACTCTGTGAGGGCTTCGTTTGGCTTTTGTCTTCGGATTGCCCTGATAAAAAAGCACTCTCTTCTCTGGAGACGTTGCACAGTTTATTTACGATTTTGCTCAAGAGTTCGCCAAGCTCAATCTGAACACCCTCCGTCTCACTTAGCAACTTCTCAAGTGTTATGGGCTTGTTCTCAGGTTGCTCCCTTAAGCTTGCCATTATCGTTTCAGCTTGAATCGCGACAAAGTCGCTGCTCTCAACTTGACCGGTAAGCCTGCTGTACTTCGTGTACTTTTGGATTATGCGGTTACGCCTTGCCCAGGTGATCTCACTGAAAAGATAGTGGCCAATGTATTCCTTCCCGAATCGCTCGTCAAGATCTAACGTTTCACTTTTCAATTTACATCCTCACCTTAAGCTATGGCTAGCGGTCCCTTCGCCGTGAAAGCAGCCTTTAAAGATAGTAGATCCTCCATGCGGCTCGGAATGCTTACGTTATCCCACTTGCAAGCCGTGAAAGTAGCCTTTTTAGTGCTTCCAAGACCAAACTCTAAATCAAACGGTGTGTCAGCGAGAACATCATCAGCCTCTTCCTTGCTTTCAAACTCGAAGGTCACTTCTCCGCTGAGATTTCGATGTCTAAAAGGTATGTACTTAGCTAGGTATCCGTCAGTGGCGCGAATTACAGGAACTCGTTTAACATTGTTTTCCACAACAAATTTCCAAGCGCTCACACGATCCAAGGTCGCAGCGCCCTTCTTCACATAACTCTCGTGGAATGCAACGGCTCCGGCATAGTCCGCATAGCTAGTCCCTATCTTCGCTGTGCCAACACTGACATCTTGGCCTTCAAGCTCCAAATTCGCCCTGATAACGTCTTCAATACTACATTCTACAGTTGCCTTGTTAATTCTCATGCCCTTGAAAAGTAGCGAGATAATGTCCGTAGCCGACGCAAAAATACCCTTATAGTAAACACATTCAACGCTTAGACTCTTGTTTACCTCTACCTTAGCCCATTGGAGAAGGTCAATAGCTGCATCGCTAGGTAATGGATATCCCACTTTGCAACTGACTTGCCGCAAACCCTTTTTGATTACCTGAAGATCGTAGTTTCCAGCTCCCCGCAGTTTAATGTTACCAGGGTCTATCCCCGGGTCAATCAAATCTGCTGGAGCACCAAGCATTGCGGGGGTTGCGGGCGTCTGGCCAAACTGTGTTTCAGTTATATAATAGAATCGCTGTTCTCCACTTCCATACGTCTCAACCATTTTTCTTTTCCTCCTTTTGTCATGTTATTTTTCATGACCATAAACTTAGAACACTCCTGACAATGACTCGAAAAGCCACCCCTTCAGCAGAAACTCAGCTCTAAACAGGTATGGCTTAACATCCGTGACATCGATATTTCTGTAACTCACGACGTCACAATGAGAAATTCCATAAACCTGAATCGTACACTGAACAAAATCGCAGTAGAGGACCGCAGGCGTAGAACCATTGCTCGGGTTTGTGGTCTTGGCCAACAGCCAAACATAACCGCTCGAGTCGATGAAATTAGGCCAGTTAGCGGAGATTGTGACAGTGAGGGTTTCGTCTCCGCCGCCAGTTCCAGACTGGGCCTCTTGCCAAGCGGAAGCGACATGATTCCAAACTTTGATTATGGCGCCGTTTCCCCCGGGGGAAGTCCCGTAGCCCTCAAAACTTAGCACAATTTTCTTGACACATTGCTCTCGAGCTCCTATCTTGAACCTGAAAAGCATAAGGGCATATTCATTGTTAACGCTATGGCTCTTTGAAAAACGATCATCATCACTGCTCCAAAGCTTCTGATATTCCGTGTTTGTTAATTCTGTCCATGAAGCACTCGAAGGAACAAGCTCTGTGGCTGCACCTGCAGCAAAAGCCTTGTGAGGATCTCCACTCGGATAGCCAAGCCCATAGAAATTGTAGACTGTCTGATATGGCAGGTTACGATTCTCACGGATGATAGCGTTGATTTGAGCAGTTACCTTATCCCGCATGACCTTGCCCGCATCAGCCCCAGGAGCAGCCTTGTCGACCGTGTAGACGTTGCATCTGAAAACCATGTAGCGACGTCTCAGTCGACCGGCAAGTTCAAGCTTCTGATCCTGACTACTGTCGAGGCCCATTGTTATTTGAGCATCATATTCCTTGAGCAATTCTCGATCATAAGTCTCTTTTGTGGCCAGAAGACTCGCAAGAGAACCATTGTCCTTGGTCACCCGGATCCTCGTAGTAATCAACCGCAGAAGAGTTATGACAGGATCCTCGAGCTCGCTCAAGTCGCAAGTAGCCTCCTAGCGATTGATTTGAAGTAAATCGTCTGATTCTCGTAAGTGAAAGGCTGCAGGGTTTGAATCTCGTAGTCCTCGCCCTTGCGCCTAATCTTGTCATGATTGCGGACCGGCACGAAAGTGTAGAAAGCAAGATAGTCATTTAGTAGATATCCAGCATCAAGCAAAACCTCTTCAACCCTGACCGGCGAAACAACCGCCATAATGTCCAAGGCCTCGCCATAAGAAACAGTCTCAACAGCTTGACGGATTGGGTAAAGGAGGACAGCTTCGCCTTTGCTATTCAAAATCTGCGTGAATTTGGTTAGGGGCTCCTCGTAGTTAAGGAACATACGAGCCAACCAGGAGACGTTAGCCATGGCCTTCTGAGGCGTGATCGGACTATAATCGGTGAA